AGCTACGATTACCTGTTCGGCAAGATCACGTTCAAGGACACCTATACGGTGGTTGGGGCGATCACGATCACCGCGAACTACATTCCGTTGGCGGTGATCGCGGGCGGCCGGAGTTTCAGTTTGGACTTCTCGGCCGACACGATGGACGCGACGGATTACGCGACGGCGCTGGCCAATGGGGGCTGGCGGGTGAACAAGATCGGGCTGTTCGATGCGAAGGCGACGGTGGGCCGGCTGGCGGACATGGCGGCGACGTATCTGGACATCCTGACGGGCCGCGAGTCGTTCCTGCTGGACATCGTGACGGCGGGCGGGCTGCTGACGACGCGGGGTTGGTTCAACCTGGTCGGGCTCGAGGAAGGCGCGAGCATGAACGACATGTTCATGGAGCCGTTGAGCTTCGAGTTGCGCGGGCGGAACACGCAGAATTTCAGCTACAGCGCGGGCGCGACGTTCAACGCCGGGCTGGCGGCCTTGCTGACGGCGTTTTTCGGTCGGACGCCGGAGGCAGTCCAGTTGCTGGTGGATGGCGTGGATGGGTTTGAGGGCCAGGCGCTTTTCTCGGGTTTCGGGATCAGCGGCGACCTGGAGGGCGTGGACGACTTCACGGCGAGTTTCGTCGCGGGCGGCGCGTGGGACGTGACGGCGTAAGCGGGACGGAGAGAAATCAAACCCCGGAGGCACGGAGACACGGAGAAGACGGGGGGAAAGAGAGACAGGATAACAGGATCAAGATGGGATAGGGCAAAAGCGAGGGCCGGGCGATGGGGAGGACTCCGAGCCCGGCGCCGCAAAATAAATGGAAAGGCGGGCAGGGACAATGGATCGGAATCAAATGCGGGCGGCGCTATTGGGCCGGCCCAAGCAGTTCAAGCGCCGGATGGTGACGGTGCGGATGGCGGAAGGAGAGGAGCCGGTGGAGGTGGAGGTGCGCCAGCCGACGATCCGGGAGCGCAGCGAAATCGGGCGCCAGTGCGTGCAGGTGATCGAGCAGGGCGGCAGGACGGCGACGGCCGTGGACGGGTTCAAGTTGCGGCTGCGATCGGTGCTGGTCTGCTGCTACGTGCCCGGGACGGACGAGCGCATATTCGAAGATGCGGATTTGGAGAATCTGGCGGGCTATCCGTCGGGCTGCTACGTGGATGAGCTGGCGGAGACGGCGCTGGAGCTGCAAAACCTGAGCGACGCCGAGGACGCGGGAAAAAACTCGAAGGCGACCCCGGACGCCAGTTGATCTTCATGGTGGCCGAGACTCTGGGGCGGATGGCATGGGAGATCGAGGAGGAGATGCCGCCCGACGAGCTGGATGAATGGGTCGCGTTCCTGACGAAGACCAAGCCGGAGGCCGAGCGGCGGGCGATGGAGCGGGCGAAGCGGGAGGCGGGGCGCAAGCGGCGGAAGCGATAGGAGGGACAGGGGGAAGGGACTTAGACAGGATCACAGGATAAGCGGGATCGGGAGAGAAGAAGGGGAAGGGCGATGCCGATCAATACAGGCGAACTGTATGCCACGGTCTCGGCCGATTTGACGATGTTGCGGCAGGCGCAGCGGGAGAATAAGCAAATCCTGGGTGCGATGCAGCGGGATCTCAATGGGCTGGCGGCGGCGGCGAAGTTCGTTTTTGGATTGTATGGGAGCTCGATCATTATCCGGCACGCCGCGGACGTGATCAAGACGGCGGATACGTATACGTTGTTGAGTTCGCGGATCGCGCTGGTGACGAGGAGCGAGCAGGAGCGGCTGGGGGTCGAGCGGCGGCTGTTCGAGATCGCGCAGGAGACGCGGACGGCGTACGAGGCGAACGCCGAGCTCTTCACGCGGACGGCGCGGGCGATGAGGGACATCCGGCCGCCCGAGGACATTCTCAAATTCACGGAACAGATTCAGAAGTTGGTGGTGGTTTCGGGCGCATCGAGCACCGAGGCCAAAAACGCCATTATCCAGTTATCGCAGGGGTTGGCGCTCGGCGTGCTGCGCGGGCAGGACTTGCGTTCGGTGATGAGTCAGTTGCCGGCGGTGGCGCAGACGATCGCCGAGTCGATGGGGGTGGGGATCGGCAAATTCCGGGAAATGGCGGCCGCGGGGGAGGTGACGGCCGAGGCGGTTGTGAGCGGGATCCTGGGGGCCGAGGCGAAGACGAACGCGGCGTTCGAGCGGATGGCGGAGACGGCGGGGCAGGCCTGGCAGAAAATCGAGAACGCGGCGGGGCAAGCGATCGCGCGGATCAATAAGGAGACGGGGGCGACGAAGGCGATCGCGGGGGGATTGAGCACCGTTGCGGAAAACATGGATGCGATCGCGGGGACGGCGGTGCTGGCGGGCGAGGCGATCGCGGGCGTGCTGATCGCGCGGGGGCTGGGGCCGTTGATTTCGAGCGCGTCGATGGCGGCGACGGTGATGGATCAGGAACAGATGGCGGTGTGGAAGGGGATTGCGACGACGCTGGGGTCGGGGAAGGCGGTGGCCGAGCGGGCGCTCTTCGAGGCGGCGCTGGCGAAAGAATTGATCGCCAAGACCGAGGCGGAGATGGCGGCGACGGCGGCGGCGCGGCAGTCGATCGCGGCAGCGATGCAAGGGGTCGAGGCGGGGGGGGCTTCCATCGCGGCGCTCAAGGCAGAGGAGTTGCAGTTAAACAAGAACACGGCGGCGCGGGTGCGATCGAGCCAGGCGAGCTTGGCGAGGGCGCAAGGCCAGGTGGGCGCCGCGACGGCGCAGCGGAGGCTGACGGCGACGCAGATGGAAAGCTGGATCGTGGGCCCCGGTTCTCAGGCCTCCAGCGCCGAATATCAAAAAGCAGTGGCGGGATATGAAAAGCAGTATGGCAGTGCCACGGCGAAGCTGGAAAAAGCATTTCAGAGGCAGACGGTCGCGGCGGACAAATGGCGGGGGGCGGCGGCGGCGGCGGACCTGGAGCTCAAGGGCGGGTTGATCGTGCAGACCAATGAACTGGGGTATGCCACGGAGAGGATGGCGACTCAGCAGGCGGTGGCGGCGCGGGCGATGGCGGAGACGACGTTTGCGGCGCGGCTGGCGACGGGGGCGACGAAGGCGTTCAACCAGGCTTTGGCATTTGTAGGCGGGCCGATGGGGGCGGCGATTCTGGCGAGCCTGGCGATCTGGACTTATAGCAAGCGGGTGTTGGGTGCGGCGGAGGCGGAGCAGAAGTTGCAGGACGAATTAGACAAGACTTACAACGCGATGATGAAACGGACGACGGCGGCGTTCGACCCGCGGACGGGGAAATGGGGGGCGCCGGAAGCGGCGAAGGAAGAGTATCCCGAGCTGATTGCGGAGAAACGCCGGGAGATCGCGGAATTGACGGCGGCGCGGGCAAAGTTAATGCAGGAATGGAATGCACAGCCGCAGCCGCGCGGTCGCGACGTGATGTCGGCGACCTGGGTGAAACCGGAAGCCTCGCCGGAGATCGGCCGATTAACGGGATTGATCGACGTGGCAAACGCGGCGATCAATACACTGCAGCAGAACATGGGACGGGCGCTGCCGACGGCGGCGCAGAAGTTCAATGCGGCGGTGGACGCGAGCAGCGAGGCGATCGACACGTTCATTCACGAGCTGACGCAGGAGCAGGTGATCCTGGAGATGACGCTGACGGGGCGGGAGAAGGCGATTCCGCTTTACGAGGCGGAGGTCAAGGTGCGCGAGATGCTGGGGGCGGAGGACAAGAAGGCCAATCTCAGCGCGGCGGACACCGAGGCGCACTTCAAGAGCGTCTGGGACGTGATCAAACATAACGTGACTTCCCGCCTGGCCCTAGTAGCAGCGATCAAGGCCCAGACCGAGGCGGAGACGCAGAGCAAGGCTTTCACGACCGAGGTGGAAAGCATCGAGCGCGAGGCGCGGGTGCTGGAAACCTTCAACACCCAAGGGCAGGCGGCGGGGAAGGCGCTGGCGGCGCGGCTGGAGTTCGAGGCGCGGCTGGGGCGGGAGATGACGCGGCAGGAGGCGGACGGGCTGAAGATCGCGACGGACCGGCTGGGCCTGGCGAAGGAGGAGGAATGGTTTCAGGGCGAACTGAAGAAATTATGGGAGGAGCAGGGGAAGTGGGAGGACGAGCGGGCGAAGCGCTTGGGGGACAGCCTGCGGGCGATGCAGGACCAAAGCGCGGTCTTGGAGGAGCAGATAACAGGGGGCGAAGAAGCGGCGAAGCTGTTGGAGTATGAGTTGCAGTTGCGGCGCGAGGGGTACGCGGCCAGCCAGGAGCAACTGGGGGCGTATGACGACGAGATCCAGAAACAGGCGGCGCTGAACCGACTGGTGGCGGAGCGGGCGGAGCTGGGGAGTCGGGCGCAGGCGGTGATCGAGGCGCAGACGACGGGGGCCGAGCGGATGCGGCGGGAGTGGGGCGAGCTGGACATGGTGATGATCGGGGGGTACGTGACGCTGGAGCAATACGACGAGGCGGTGCGGCGGCTGAAGCTGGAGTTTTCGGGGGCGGCGGAGATGTCGCGGCAGTTCGCCGGAACGCTGACGAGCGGGCTGGAGTCGTTGATCCTGGGGACGGACAACTGGGCGGATGCGCTGCGCAACGCGGGGATGGAGTTGGAGAAGATAGTGCTGCGCGCGGTGCTGCTCAATCGGCTGGAGGAGGGGTTGACGAAGGGCTTCACTTCGGGCTTCAGCGGCGGCGGGTGGAGCGGGTTCGTCTCGGCCTTCGCGAGCGCCTTCGCCGGCGGGGCGACCGGGAGCGCGAAGGGGAACGTGTTCGAGGGTGGCCGGCTGGTGGAGTTTGGGGGCGGGGGGATTGTCGATCGACCGACGGTCTTCCCCATGGCTGGCGGCGCCGGGTTGATGGGCGAAGCGGGGCCCGAGGCGGTGATGCCGTTGCGGCGGACCTCGGCGGGCGAGCTGGGGGTGAGCGCGGCGGGGCTGGGCGGGGGCGACACGATCGTGCAGATCATCGATCAGCGGGGCTCGGGGGCGCCGGTGCGGACGGAGCAATCGAGCGGCCCGAACGGGGAGCGGGTCTTACGGGTGCTGATCCGGGACGCGATGAAAAAGGACTTGGCGAGCGGGTATTTCGACAAGGACATGACGCTGGCGAGCCAGCGCTGGGGGAGATAGGGGACGGGGGGAATTGAACCACGGAGGCACGGAGGAGGGGGACGGGGGGAGGTTGGACGGGATACCGGGATCGAAGAGATAAGAAGAGGAGCGAGGAATGGCGACGGAGATCGATTGGCCGGAGGGGTTGCCGGGGCCCGGGATCGAGAGTTTCCGGGACGAGCCGACGAGCAACGTGGTGCGGTTCGCGCCGGACGTGGGGCCGCGCAAGGTGCGGCGGCGGATGACGGGGCGGGTGCGGCGGTGCGCGTTCGACATGTTGTTGACGACGGCGCAATTGGACGCGCTGGAGACGTTTTTTTACGAGACCTTGGCGGAGGCCTTGACGTTTAACTGGACGCATCCGCGGCTGGGGTCGATCGAGGTGGGGTTCGTCGAGCCGTTCAAGATCACGGGGGTGAGCGGCGAGATGCATCGGGTGTCGATGAACTGGGAGAAGCTGCCTTAATGAGGGAAAGGACGGGGGGAGGAGACTTAGACAGGATCACAGGATCGACGGGATTGGGCTGAAGACGGAGGGACGGGAGCAGAAGAATGGACAGGATAACAGGATCGACAGGATAAGGAGCGGGGAATGCCGGGGAGGGAGTTGTCACTGGCGGCGCGGTTGGCGATCTATGCCCAGGAGACGGGCGAGGTGATGCTGCCGTTCCTGGACATCGCGAATGAAGCGCTGGAGGAGACGATCCGGGTTGTTTGCAACAATGAGGACCTTTGGCGGGGGGGAGAGAAATATGCCGGGTTATTTTTCGATGTGGCGTTGCCGAGCGACGTGGACGGGGTGCAGGCGGAGGCGACGCTGCGGATCTGCAACGTGGACCGGCGGATCGTGCAGGCGGTGCGGTCGGTGACGGGGACGGTGACGGTGACGCTCAACATCGCGCTGGCGAGCCAGCCCGACGAGACGGAGGCGGGGCCGTTCGAGTTTACGCTAAAGAACGCGCAATATGACGCGCTGGTGGTGGAGGGGCGGTTGAGTTTCGAGGACCTGATGAACGACGAGCGGCCGAAGGACACGTTCAATCCGGCGACGGCGCCGGGGTTGTTTTAGACGGGATAACAGGATCAAGGGGATAGGGGTGAAGACGGGGGGACGGAGGGACGGGGGGGGGAGAATCAAACCACGGAGGCACGGAGACACGGAGGAGGAGGAAGAGGGGCCGGGGGGAAAGAGAGACAGGATAACAGGATCGAGGGGATCAAGAAAAAGAGGAGCGGAAAATGGCGGTGGCGTGGGCGGAGAAATATAAGGGGATCCCGTTCAAGGCGCGGGGGCTGGGGCGGGAGGGAACGTTTTGCTGGGGGCTGGTCGTGCTGGTTTACGGCGAGCAATTCCGGGTCGCGCTGCCCACGTACCTGGAGGAGTTCGACGGGCTGGAAGATTGCGAGCGGATCAACCGGATCATTGCGCGGGAGGCGTTGAGCGAGGATTGGCGGCAGGTCGAGGCGCCGCAGATCGGGGACGTGGTGGTCTACCGCAGCGGGCGGGCGAGGCGGCACATCGGGGTGGTGGTGGGGGACGGCGAGATGCTGCATGCGGACGACAGCGTGGGATCGACGATCGAGCGGTGGGATCGGCCGGGCTGGGCGCCGAGGATCATCGGGTTTTTCAGGCATGCGATGATCGAGAGTTGTTTGTAAGGACGGGGGGAGAATCGAACCACGGAGACACGGAGGCACAGAGAAAAAAGGAGGAGGGGACGGGGGGAGATTTGGACAGGATCACGGGATCGCAGGGATAAGAGAGGATGGGAATGACGGAGACGATGACAGCGCCGGTGAGTCGGGCGATCGCCAACCAGGGGCGGGCGATCGGGCGCGCCAGGGCGGGGGCGCCGCGGGGCGGGTGCGCCCTCGACAGCAGGCGGGCGCCGGCGGGCGGGATCGAGCCGGAGACGCTGGACACGCCGGTGGTGCGGCTGGACGTGATGCCCCGGATGATGCCCGGGGCGCGGCGATCGATGTCGTTCCAGATCGAGCGGGGGGAAACAATCTGGGAAATTTTAGGGCGAGCCGGGGTGGATCCGGATCGGGAGCCGTTGCCCCTGCTGGTGACGCTGGGCGACGGGGTGGTGCCCAAGGAACTCTGGAAGCGGGTGCGACCCAAAGCCGGGACGATCCTGGCGGTGCGCGTCTTGCCGGGGGGCGGAGACGGCGGAAAACAGGTGCTGGCGATCGTGGCAATGATCGCGATTATTGTATTCGCGGCCTGGGCCGGTCCGGCGCTGGCGGCCGGGATGGGGTTGACCGAGGCGGGAGGGGCGCTGACGACGGCGGGGATGATCGTCTCGGCGACGACGCAGGCGGCGATCGTGACGGCGGGGGCGATGGGGATCTCGGCGATAACGCCTCCGCCGAGCCAGTCCAATAGCGGGCTTTCGGGCGGGATCGGGCGGGACAGCCCGACATTGTTTATCGAGGGCACGCGCAACGCGAATCCGGCCTGGCGGCCGGTGCCGGAAGTGCTGGGGCGATATCGCTATACGCCGCCGTTTGGGGCGCTGCCCTGGACCGAGACCGAGGGGGACGATCAGTATGTGCGCGAGATGTTTTGCCCGGGCTATGGGCCGCTGGAGATCGAGACGCTGAAGATCGGCGAGACGGCGACGAGCAAGTTCGAGGGCGTGGAGCTGCAGATCCGGCGGGGATTCCCGGACGATCCGCCGTTGACGCTTTATTGCAACTCGCCGAAGCAAGATAGGTATTCGGTCAGGTTGACGAAGGTCCTCGGGGAAGCCGCCGTGCCCGTAATCCGGACGGCGCGACGCAACGCGAACGAGATTATAATCGACATCACGTTCCCGAGCGGGCTGGGCAAGATCAAAGAAGAGGGGAAGCGGAAGAGCGCGGAGGTCGAAATCCGGGTGGAGACGAGCCCGGCAGGCGAAAACGACTGGACCGATCAAGGGATCCTGCTGACGCGGGCAAAGAAATTCAGCGCAGCGGTCCGCAACAGCATGCGGATCGTGATGGAGGATCCCGAGCCGCAGTATGACGTGCGGCTGACGCGGCTGACCGACGACATGCGGGGGGCGCCCGACAACGGGGACGACACGTATATCGATGAGAGCTGGCTGACGGCGATCATGAGCGTGGTTTACGGGGATCCGCTGAGGCTGACGCGGGTGGCGCGGATCGCGGGGCGGTTCAAGGCGACGGATCAACTCAACGGGATCATCGACGAGTTCAACTGCATGTGCCGGTCGATCGTGCCCGATTGGGGTTCGTACGATCTGTTTTTCGATGGGGTGGACGACTGGGTGGATTTCGGCGACCCGACGGGGGCGATCACGTACGACGGGACGCAGTATGCGCTGGTGACGGGCTGGCGGGCGCGGACGGTGCAATGCTGGGCGAAGGTGGACAGCGGCGGGACGACGGACAACGGCGGGATCTGGCAGGCGGGGGCGGTGACGGGGGCCTATGCGGATTTTTCGCTCAACGTCGCCGAGGGCGACTTGGGGGCGGACTGGTTTCAGGCGCGGCTGGGAACGAGCCTGGTTTTCAATCTGCACCTGCCTGGGCTGATCGGCGATGGGCAGTGGCATCATTTCGCCATGACGTACGACCTATTCACGGCGCGGGTCTATGTCGACGGGGAGCTGCAACAAGAGGCCGATGTGGCGCTGGCGACGCCGGCGGTGGCGGATGGATCGGCGCTCAAGATCGGGAAATGGGCGAACACGCATTTTATGGAGGGAATGATCCGGGATTTCAGGATTTACGATGTCGCGCGCGACGCGGAGACGATTCAGGGGGATTGGAACGCGGTGCTGACGGGGACGGAGCCGAACCTGCGCGCCTGGCTGCCGATGGAGGAGGGCGAGAAGTCGATCGTCTACGACCACACGGGGCATGCGCACGGGACGCTGGCGGGAATGCAGGGATCCCATTGGTCGGCGAGCGCGCGGGCGAAGCGGTGGGTGCCCAGGCCGACGAACAACAATGCGTCGCTCTATCGGCGATGGTTGCAGGGGCCGTCGGCGCGGCGGCCGCTGGCGGATGGGCGGCTGGACCTGGCCGGGCTGCAGGAATGGCACGAGCTGGTGGGGTCGCCGTCGACGATCAGTTGGTATGCGTCGGTGAACGAGCAGAACTTCCGGGTCGAGGCGAGAGCGTCATTGGACGGGGGCGCGACCTGGACGGATTGGGGAGAGGCGGCCAATGGGGGGGCGATCCCGGGGCTGGCGGCGGGGGCCGACGCAAGCAGCGGACGGCTGCAGGTGCGCCAGGTCTTCGAGACCGACCATCCGCGCACGACGCCGATCTTGTGGCGGCTGGACGTGCGGGTGAACGGAACGCTGGCGGCGGCGCAGGACCTGGACGACAGCCAGGCGGAATTCGCGGCGGGGACGCTGGACAACGTGACGGCCGTGGAGGAGGGCGCGGTGCGGTTGAGCCGGCCGCAAGAGGCATTGATGGCGACGTTCGACATTGGGATCGCCGTGAACGGCTTCATGTATTTGGACCTGACGGACGTGACGAACCGGACGATTCTGGCCGGCGATTGCCTGGAATACGATTTGTTCTGGGCGCCCTCGGCGGACAATCCGGACCTGGTGGCGATCGACCTGGGGGCGACCGATACGACGAACCTGCGCAACACGGCGGCGGTGGATCAGAACGGGCTCTCGGCGCACCCAGGAACGGACCTGACAGAGGCGATGGCCGGGTGGTGGTATCACCGCAAGATCGATCTGGCGCCCTTTGCGGGCAAAACCGTGGACAAGTGGCTGATCGGGTGCGAGTCCAACGGCGGGGCGACGCTGCAGGGATTGATCAAGAACGTGCAGATCACCGATGGCGCCGGAAGCCAGCGCAAGGCGGTCTGGATGAGCGGGGACGCGCTGCCGGCGTGGGCGGTGGTGGAGACGAGCGCCGCGGGGAACAGCGCGACGGTGCGGGCGCGGAGCGTGGCGACGACGGCGACGGGAACGCGGACAAGCCCGGAGCTGAACTTGTCGAGCTGCGGGACGGTGCGGCTGCCGGGGGGGTTTAACCATGTGGTCGACTACAAGACGAGCACGCGGGAGGTCCTGAAATTGATCTGCGCGTCGGCCTTCGCGAGCTACATGGTTCGGGACGGCAAGCACGGGGTGTTGGTCGAGCGGCCGCAAGCGCAGGCGGTGGCGTTTTTCACGCCGCGCAACAGCCGGAATTTCCGAGGGCACAAGACATTCCAGGAGGCGGTGCACGGGCTGCGCTTCAAATTCACGAACTCCGAAACGTGGGTGAGCGACGAGCGGACGATCTACGCCGACGGATACGATGAGGACACCGCGACGCAGATCGTCGAGATGGATTTGCAATATGCGACGACGCCGGCGGATGTGTGGGTGCTGGGACGGCGGCAATTGGCGCAGTTGATCCTGCGGCCCGAGACGTTCGAGTTCGAGACGGACTTCGAATATTTGCGGTGCCTGCGGGGGGACCGGATCGAGCTGACGCACGACGCGGTGCTGATCGGGTTGAGCGCGGGGCGGATCAAATCGATCGCGCTGGACGGGGAGGGGAAATATATCGCGTCGCTGGAGCTGGACGAGACAGTGACGATGGAGGAGGGCAAGGGGTACGGGTTGCAGGTGCGGGACGCGGGCGGAAATCGGCATTGGATGCGGCTGGCGACGGTCGCGGGCGACTCGGCGACGGTGACGCCTTATTACGACACCGAGCCGTTGTTCGCCGCGGGCGATTTCTTCAGCTACGGGGAGGCGGGGGAAGAATCGGCGCCGATGCTGGTGACGGAGATCCACCCGGCGGAGGACCTGTCGGCGCGGGTGGTCTGCTGCAATTACGACGACGGGGTTTATACCGCCGATGCGGGGGCAATCCCGGCGTTCGAGTCGAAAATCACGTTGCCGCCGGGGATCGAATCGGCGACGCCGTTGCCGGAGGTTGAGAGCGTGGTGTCGGACGAGTCGGCGATGGTGCGGATGCCCGATGGCACCTGGCAGACGCGGGTGATCATCACGCTGAAGCGCAGGCCGGGGCAACAATTGATCGAGCGGATAAATGTGCAATGGCGCGACGTGGACGTGGAGATCCAGCCATGGGAGAACATCGCGGAGATCGCGGCGACGGATGGCCGGATCGTGTTGACCAACCTGGAGCAGGGATACCTCTACGATATCCGGCTGCGGTCGATTTCGGCGGATGGAAAGACATTTTCGGCCTGGATGACGATCTGGGGGCATTTTGTGCAGGGTAAGATGGCTCCTCCGCCGGACGTCGGGTTCTTCCGGGTGAGCGAATCGCCGGAGGGGGCGCGGATTTTCGAGTGGAGCGCGACAAATCGGCCGTTTGATTTCGACGGCGTTCAGGTGCGCTTTGGCCAGGGGGCCGGGCTGGGCTGGGATGAGATGGCGCCGCTGTTCGCCGAGGTCATGCGGGACTCGCCGATCTATAAGATGGGGTTGGCCGCCGGGAGTTATACGTTTGGGATTAAGTCGATTGATACGAGCGGGAATCTCTCCACCAACGCAGACACCC